CTGGACCTGAAGGTGGGTTCCAGACCGTCAATATGCAACTGACACTGGCGGTACCATAAAATGCCATACGGATTACCTGACAGTTGGGGTGCGTGGGCTGCTAAAAGAGTATTCAAAGGTCTTAGGGGCAGCGGGGCTAGAGGCTACAGAAGCGGTGTTCGTAGTGGCTCTTCCACCCACTACTCTTACAAATTTCAAAAACTTGTCTTATACAAACCAGTTCTTGATACTTACTTAAAAACTTCTAAGGGACCTATTTGGGGAGTACTTAGTAGAAGAGGAAAGATTGTAGTTGCCTTAGCAAAAAGGCAAGTTGGGGTAGAGACTGGTGCTCTAAGAAACTCCATAAAAATGGAGCATAAGACTGTCCGCTATGGACAAGAACTCAGAATAGGCTCTAAAAACAAGATTGCCTATCTACACCACGAGGGAACTAAGCCACACCTAATAACCCCAAAAGACTCCCCTCAACTTGTCTTTATGAGCAAGGGTAGGGTTATTAGGACTCAACTTGTGAGGCACCCTGGCACCAAGCCAAATAGGTATCTGTCAGACCAACTCTATATTTTTCAAGACTTAGGAAGTATCTACACTGGCAAGTCATTTCCTAAGGTCAAGTAAAAATAGGCAGTTTTTTTATAAAGTAAAATATAACTAGGTTGAACCTCAACCTAATTACACATTCACAAGAAAGACTATACAGATATGGCTAGATTCAAAGACTTTGGAAATGGCGGAGATGTTGGCGAGAAAGAGCCAATTTCTTTCAAGTTGTGGGGGGAAGACTTCCACTGCGTTCCAGTAATCCAAGGAAAACTTCTCCTTGAAATTGTTTCAGATTCCACCTCAGAAGACCCAGCAAAGTCTGCTTTGGTTATGGACAAATTTTTCTCGGCAGTACTAAAGCCAGAGAGCAAAAAGCAGTTTGATGAACTTCTTTCAGACCAAGAAAAAATTACAACTCTTGAAACACTCAGTGAGATTGTTGGTTGGTTGATGGAAGAGTATTCAAACCGCCCCAACGAGCGGTCACTGGCCTCCTAGAGTGGGGGATTAGCCTCTGGCCGTATGTAAACGGAAAAGCACTGATGAATGGGCTACAACTCACGAGCATGGAAGCAAGCGATATGCTCGATGTCATTCATTATCTTTTCGAGGAAGATATGCGTTACTCTTCGGGAGAGCAAGCAGACGCGGTTAGTAAGACTAGGGAAATTGTTTATGGTCAGTTATATGAAACTGAATACATATTCAAAACCTCTAGTAGCCAGTCCAAATATGCAAGTGGCTCAAAATCTTTCAATGACTTTGATGACATTGCACCGTTCGACCCAAGAAAGAAAGTAACTAAACCGTATATTCCACCAACGCAGTTTGACCCAGACACTGGTATTCCGCTTGGTGGTAGTGGCCTACTAGAGCCACCGCTCGGCTAAGAGGAGGTGAGGAAAGATGCCAGTAGTTGGTGAAGCCCATATAGTCGTTAGGGCTATAACTACCAATGTTGCTAGGGATATCCGAAATGGATTTAACGGTGTAAGCGGCGTTGGTGGTAAAAACGCTCAAAAAGCGGGTGAAGATATGGCTACCCGTTTTATGCGTGGCTTCAACAAAAATATTGAAAATAATTTCCTCACCAAACTTGCCGACGGTATGAAAGAAGTGGCACCTCAGGCTCAGGCAAGTTACGATGCAATCAACGCCTTGATTGTTCAAGGCTACAAAATGAGCACGGTGGGTAGCGTTATCGCTGGGGCAATAGGTGTAATTATTGGCTCCCTAGTCTCGTTAGTCGGTGCTGCTGCTGGTGCCGCCGCTTCATTTACTGCCGTAATAGGTATGTTCTTGTCGCTAAAGGCGGCTACCGCGGTAGCAAAAATGGCGTTCAATGGTGTTGGCGAAGCGGTACAGCAAGCCACGCAGCAACAAAAAACTAAAACGCAAACTTTACGAGATTTGCGAGAAGAACTACAGCAACTAAAGTTTGATGCTGAAGACGCTGCTTTGGCAGAAGAGTCCGCTGCCATTGCCTTAGAAAAGGCTCGTGAGGGTCTTGCTAGAACCGCTGATTTGCCAGCAGATTCTCGTGCCCGCCGTGAAGCAGAAATTGCTTACAAAGAAGCAGACCTAAACTATCGTCGTGCCAAAGATAGAAGTGCTGACCTAAATGAAGAACTTAGAACTGGAGCAAAGGCTAGAGCAGCGGCTGCTGCCAAAGACCCCTACGCTAACCTAACTGCCACCCAAAAGGGATTTGCTAAGTTCTTAGTCACACTGCAACCAATTCTAAAAAACCTGAGAGAATCTGTTGCTAAAGGATTCTTGCCAGCACTTCAAAACGGTATTTCCAGACTTATTACTTCTGGAACATTCAATGACATTTATAACGGAATAGCAGGTATCGGGGAAGCCCTAGGAAAAGCCTCAAAAGTAATATTTGAGTTTTTTTCGTCTGCCGAAGCGGGCAAATATCTTAGGGAAATATTTGACTCGATTTCTTATGTTGTAAAAGAATTTGGTCCTATTCTTACTAAGTTCTTTAGGGCATTTTTGAAGATTATGGCGGCGTCTGCCCCAATCACAAAGAGACTTGCTGACTTTATTTCAAAGATGCTAGACGACTTCAACGGTTTGTTAGATAGGACTGGCGATGTCGGTCTTATGAGATTCTTCATAACCGCCTCTGATATGGCTGGAAAGTTTGGAACTATTTTTGGCAACATTCTAAAGGGATTTGGCAAAATCATTGAGGCAAACTTTGGTCCTGGCACTGGTGGAGATTACCTACTGAACTGGCTGATTGAGGCTACAAAAGGCTTTGGGACTCTTGGAAAAAGTGATGGCGAATTAAAATCTTTCTTTAATGCTGTCGCTGTGAACGCTAAAAAAATGTTTAGTGGCATAGGTAGCATTGTCAAGCAAATTGTAATGATTGGTGCTGACCCTAAAATTGGAGAGTTCTTTGTAAAAATTAAGGCTGCTGCTCCATATTTCAGTAGCATTTTGAAAAAGGCTGGTCAAGCCCTACCTACAGTCGCTGATTTGATTGTAAAAATTGTTGAAATTGTTGACAAACTTACAGACAATGCTGCCATTGAGAACTTCTTTAAAACACTACTTAAGGGTGCGGACTTATTTAGTAAGGCCATATCTAACCCAGTAGTCGCCAGTGTTCAAAAATTTACAGGTCAAATTCACGCTGTAGTTCTTGGATTCTTAGAACTAAAGAAAAAAGCCGAACTTCTTGGCGGATTCTTATTTCAGTCTTTTGAAAATATCAGCGGATTCTTTGGAAAAGTTCAAGCATTTATTGGCGGGACTAAGCAAGCGTTTTCTGTCGTAACTGGAGCAAACTCTGGTCTAAGAGCCAACATCAAGAAAACCATTGATAGTTTCAAAAAGGCTGCCGAGGTATGGCCTAAGTTCACAAGAGGTGTGAACCAAGCAAGAGACTTTACTGGACTGCTATCTAAGCAAGCGGGAGCAACTATGACAAATGCTACCGCAGGAACTAGAAAAGCGATAGCAAGTAACAACATATTTATCCACAGTTGGGGAAGACTACGACTTGCTATTGAAACCGCTCACCTGAGATTCAAAATTTTCCAAGCGGGTGCCCTAAAGGGATTCAAACAAATGACTTTGAGCAACAACAAGTTTATTAGTGGATTTGGAAAAGTCGGTGGCTTTATGGTCGGCAATCCTATTCTTATGGTTGTTTTGGCTCTTATAGCGGCATTTACGACACTTTACCTAACTAACGATAAGTTCCGTAAGCAAATAAATGATACTTTCAAGCCAGCCTTAGATGCTTTAGGTGAAGCATTTAGAGTAATTATGGTCGCTCTACAGCCAGTAATTTTGGCATTCAAAAAACTTATGGATGCTCTTATTGGTGGAGACGGTAGTGGTGGAGGAGGTCCACTCACTAAGTTCTTTGTAATGCTGGCTGAGGTAATAAGTAAACTTGTTCAAGCACTGGCTCCATTGATTGCCGACTTAATTTCTAAATTGATGCCAATTGTAGAAATGCTTATAAATCTGCTAATTCCAATTGTGGAAATATTTATGCAGATACAAGTGGCAATTATGTCCTTTCTTGCTCCGATACTTAAATTTGTAATTGAAATAGTGGTACAACTTATAAAGACCATTACCGATTGGCTAATGCCAGTAATTGATGCGGTTATGGCTTATTTGATGCCTCTTATGCAATTTTGGCAACAAATGATTCAATTGGTTCAAGCATTTTTTGAAGCATTATTCTCTGGTGATTGGGATAAATTTGCCAGAGTCTTCCATGACTTAGGTCATGGGATTGTTCAGTCTTTGGCTGATATGTTTACTGGATTGGTAAACCTTATTGTTGAACTGCTTAATCTGCTAATCAAAGTAATGACTATAGGACTGAGACCGCTATTTGATATAGTAAAGCAAGTCAGTGGCGGTGCTATAGACATCAACGCTGCTATTGATAACGGCCTAATTCCTAAAATGCCACCAATCGTTGTGCCAGCGTTTGCCGATGGTGGTGTAGTTAGCCCCACTGCTGGCGGAACCTTAGGTCTGATAGCCGAGGCTGGTAGACCAGAGCGTATCGAGCCTCTTGATGAAAACGGACTATCTAAGCGTGACAGGGCAATGATTGAGATGATGGGCGGTGGAAACGGTGGAATCAATGTCACCGTCAACGGCACTCCAGATATGGATGTCAACGCTCTTGCTGCCGAAGTAAGCCGAAGACTTGCTTTCCAAATGCGTAAAGGTGCTGCTTACTAATGGCTACTGTGTATAACTTGCTAACTAATCCGTCTTTCACTTCAGGCACCACTGGATGGAGTGGGTTGGCTGTTAGCGGTGGAACTACTCCGACTATAGGTACCGACACTAGCGACCCTTTATATGGAACTGGGTTTTCAGCAAAAGTAACCTTTGCCACTACTAGCCCGTTTAGCGGTCTAATCACAGATGACTCCTACAGAGTTGCTGTAAGTGGTGGACAAACATATACACTTTCTGCCTATGTAAAAGTCCCTATCGGACAGGCTTCTTCTGAATTCAAGTTGAGGGCTTACTTTTACACTGCCTCTACTGGTGGCTCTAACACAACTTTAGACTCAGCACCTACAAAGATTACCTCTCACGACGGCTGGGTAAGACTTGTATTTACTTTTGATGTACCGACATCTGCTGCCTACACTCACTTTAGGGCTTTTATTTTTAGAAGCACCTCTACTGACCCAGGTTCTGGATACAACTTCCTAGTAGACGCTGTTCAACTACAAACTGGTTCTGAAGCAACTCCGCTTATTTATGACCAAGGTCAGAAAAACAAACTTGTAGATACTGCTTTAGCAAAGCAATATATCGACCACTTGGTCGGTATGAAACTAAAAGCCGACATCAAGTTGGGCAATTTTGTATTCAACCGTATTGACGAATATGGCGTGGTTTGGGTTGTTAGTGATGTCGAGGGTTGGTGGAATCTACCTCAGGTTGAAATACAAGACCTGCCTCGTGGTTGGGGAGATGGCTCTTACACTACATACGGAAGATATGGTTCTAGGCAACTAACCATCACTGGTAGTTTTATTCTTCAAGACCCTGACACGCAACTTGAGGCTGCTAGAGAGCGTCTGATAGATGCAATCAATCTTGTGAAAAAAGACGCTTGGCTTATTCTTGACGAAGACACTCCTAAAGCACTAAAAGTGAGACTAAGTGGCACTCCTAGCATCTCTACCGTAAACCCTAGGGGTAAGACAGACTTCTCTATCGGTCTAGTATCTGCTGACCCAATCAAATACAAGTGGGCAGACGCTAGAGACGACGGTTATGCCCTAACTACTGCCAACTCTAATGCTGAAGTAGTTACCATTAGAAATGATGGCAATACTCCAGTAAGTGCCATTTTTGAGGTTGTTGGACCTACTACTGGACCTGTCTCGCTTTTCAATAGAACTTCAGAACAACTTATAGATGTAATCTACAAACTTGATAAGTACAAAGTTTTCACTGTAACTGGTGCTCAAGTTTCAGACGGAAATATGACATTTACAACAAACACTACTCACGGGCTATCCGTGGGAGATGCGGTAGACATTCTAAATGTTGTAGATATGTTTGACATTGCATCGATTGTGACTACTTCAGCCAACACCGTAGATGTGACCACAAGCATAAAGCACAACTTTTCAGTTGACCAAAGACTTTACCTAACTGGACTAAGCGGGCTAACTGGCTACTCAAATGTCACTGACAATGAGTACTACATAACCACTGTCTACCCTGGTGTTGACGACTATAAATTTAGAATTACTAGGTCTGGATTAGTCCAATCTGTGGCTAGTTCCCAAACTGCTACCGCTGGAAAATTTGCTGTTTGGGCTAACTTGTCCTCTATTTCTTACACAAGCGACAACAGCACAGCGGTTGTCACTACTGCTGCCTCACACGGTTTTGATGTTGGGGACCAAGTTATCCTATCCAACACAAGCGTTGTCTATAACGGAACATACACAGTTGCTGCCACTCCGTCAACAACTACATTTGAACTAAACTTCTCTGAGTCTCAAACTATAGTTCCAATAACTTACTATGAGTCCACCTTGGAATTGGGAACTATTAGATTTGCTTCAAACGCATTAAGTGCCGTGGCAAACGACTACATAACTATCCAAAGCCTAAACGAAAATTTCAATGGAACATACAAAGTGGTATCTTCAAACTCCACAGCCGTAACATTCAATAAGTCTTTCCAAAGCACTACCTCAAATACTGCTAGTTCTTTTGGAACGGTTTATCTTTCTAAACTAGCCGATAGAAGTTCTGCCTCTTACACGAGTGGTAGGGCTTACTACGGAAATATTTATAATGGTTATTTCAATGTCGATTCGGTCTCTACATCTACTCCAACTCGATTCTCTATAACCAGACCTACTTTCTATGCCAATGTCTCTAATGCGACTATTACCACATATGACGGAGCAACTTCTCCAGTTGCTAGAGTTTACGCTGAAACACTGAGCATTGACACCTATACCAGAGACATCGCACTAAATGGCGAGATTGGCGGGTATCGCTCAAAACTTGACACAGTGGTTGATTGGATTGAACTACAGCCTGGCGATAACGAAATCATCTTTGAAGACCTGAACAAGAATTTTGTCACATATGTTGCTTTTACAACTTCTGGAAATACTGCGACAATAACAACGGCTTCTGACCACAATTTTGT